CCATGGTGTCGTTCAAAAGGCAAATTGATGGTTCACGATGGTGACCGTAAATATTTAGTGGATGATGTGTTGCAATCCATAGAGAAAGTGCTGGAATTGTGGCGTTCAGGGCAGGTGGCCGGGTTACAACTCAAGGCGTTTTTAAAAGACGAGGCTAGGAAGCCTGGAAAGGATCCTAGAATAGTTAATGGTACTTCCATTGAATATCATGTTATTTGCCGTATGTTTTTAGGCCCACTGCTTGATTTACTCATAATGTATTCTGATAAGAGCAGGTGTGCTGTTGGTGTGTCATGGTTCGGTGATAACTGGACAGTCAATGTAGTAAAAGCAATGTCTAAGAAGTATTGTTTTGAGTTTGACTTTTCCGGCTTTGACACTAATATACCAGAGGACATTAGAGAGATAGTATTTAGAGCTTTTTCTGATGCGTGTATAAAGCTGTATGATGGCTGTCATACTCATGAAGTTTATGGTATATTCAACGAGGCCAGGAATCCTACTGTCCATGTAAATGGAGCTATTATTAGGCTTAGCTCATTATGGATAAGTGGGTTCTTAGGAACTGCAGCCATAGGCGGTATGCAGGGTTTAGCGATGGTTGCCTATAGTTATTTTCTTACATTTCCGGATAAGTTAGCTAGTGACTTTTTGGAAGAGGTTTCTTCCACTTGCTTAGGTGATGACGGTCTTATGTCTAGTGACGCTGACATTCAATTGTGGAATCTTAATAAGTTGCATGACGATTTAGAGTGTATAGGTGTTAAAGTTACACCGGCTGATAAGGATGGTACCTTTATGCCGTGTGTGGATAAGGTCAAAGCTACTTTTTTAAAGAGAACGACTGTGTACAACCCTAATTTTAAGCGTCTTGTCGGAGCCCTTGATGTTACATCCATCCTGAAGCCTTTTACAACCATACTAATAAGTAAGCATATATCCTTGACTGATCAGATTGCCCAACAGATCAAGTCGTGCCTGATAGAGATGACAGCGTATGGTCATGCTTCCTACAATAGGTTTTCAAATAGTATAAAACCTATATTACCTAAGTTAGGCTTCTCAGACTCACCAGCTAGTGTATCAGCGTTGGTTCCTGAGTATAAGGACTTAGTTATTAGGTTGGTTGGTTATTACCATGATTGTAACGGTACATGTTTAGAGTGTAGACGCTTAAGATCTGGATTCCGGTTATGTCATGACGTGGATACCTCATCAATGTATTTACATGTACCCAATATGGACCGTACGGATATGGAGCCGGATGTTTCAACCCAGGGTTTAACCACATTTATTAGTACTGCTGAGAATGCTACAGTTGAGCCTGTTCACGATGAGGTCCCTGTTAATAAGTATAACGCAGCTAATGCGTTAGGGATTGATAGAG